GGAATGGGAACTTGACCGTAATAATCAAAATAGCGGAAAAATATTTTTTAGGAGCAACTATATTTTAGGCGATATTGGCTACATTAAATTATCCGACAATACATATTGCAGAATGGAAAAAGAGGCGTACGAAATGGTAAAACATTTTAGCTGGACGATCGCCGTGTCGACTTATGGCGTTAAAACAATTCTATCATCATCGCAAGAAATCAAAAATCCATTTATTTTGAAAAATGTAATTTCCGGACTAAATAGAGTGGTCGAAATAGACGGCGATTTTAGAAATTTGTTGAATGAGAATCTAAAAAAACAGAGTGTAATTGAGATGAACTTATTGAGACCTCCCAGAAACGGGAATAAATATAAAGGCGTTATAAAGGAGAATGGATCAAGAGGCTTTTATTATGCAAAATTATCGGTAAATAAAACAAGCTATTCTTTAGGAGCTTATCCAACAAAAGAGGAGGCTGCCGCAATGGTAGATGCTGGAAAGAGGTTTTATTTTAAAGGTTGTAATTTTTGGGAAAATTGCCCGGGGGAATGTGCTGAACTTCCAGAACACATAAAAGAAAAGTTAAAAAACTTGCCACCTTTTGAATAAAAACAAAGAAAAGGATTGACAAGCTTTTAACTTTTGTTAAATTGTGGTTGTACTCTAAGAGAGTAAAGGAGAAAAGGTATGAGAACAGCAGACGAAATTTTAAACGATTGCTTCGGACGATCTGGGCTTATGGATCGAATCGTTAAAAACATAGAAGAACGCCGGGAAAACGGTCAATCTTATCGCAAGATTGCGGAAAGAGTTGTCGGCATAAGCCCCCCTGCACTTATGCAATTTTTGGAAAATGGGAAGAACCAAAAAGTCAAGATTAACACGCTAATAAAATACGCTAAAATTCTGGGAGTAAAGTAAATGAATATTGAACAAATAACAAACCTAATAAATGAAGGACTGATTGCAAAGGGCAATCAACTGGGCGCCGGAGTGATAATATTGGCGGATGAACCGATGGTTGCTAAGATTTTGAAGAAAGAGAAAAGCAAGGATGTTAAATAATGAATAGGTTAAAAGCTTGCGAAAAGACAGAAATTAGGGAGATGAGGCGGGACGGAATTAAGTTGAAAAAGATCGCTGAAAAGTTTAACGTCTCTCAATCCGAAATTTTAAAAATCGTTTATAGGAGAAACTCACAATGAATAAAGAAGCGTTTCTGGCTCTGTGTAAATTGCACGGAAAAACAAATGATCGCTTTGACGTTGCCTATAAAAACGGAGAAGATTTATCGGAATTTTTCGCTCCTATTTGGAAAAGCGTTGAAGATGTTCTTAAACATTCTTTCGGGAAAAAGGGAAAAGATGACACTATCAGATTCTTGTTGAACGACTGGGACGGCAAAATCTTGAACGATAAAGGCGAAATGATAGGAGAAATTACAAATAACTCTGAGCTTTACTACTACATAATTGCGAAAAATGATCTGTAAATCTTGTGGAGCTTCTTTTTTCGCACTTACTAAAAACCGGAAAATTTGCGATAATTGCAAATATCCGAAAAGCGTAAAAGTAAAAAAGTTTTGCATTTGTTGCGGGAAGAATTGCAATCGAAAATATTGCAAAGATTGTGCGGAAATTGTTAACAGGGTAAACATCCGTGAGCTTGCAATAAAAAAGAGACGGAATAAAGATTATTTTGTAGACATTTTCGAGGACGTAAGAATTTCAGATTTAAGATTTGAAACTAAAAAATGCAGTCAAGATTGTTTTAACTGTATTTTTGAGGAGTGTATATTAATGTCAAGATAGTTTGTGAATCAAAAAACGGCAAAAATGAGCCACAAAATAATTAGCGTCTCAAATTTGAAACAAAAGGAGAAGGAAATGGAAGGAAAAGAGTTAAATAAAATTGTTGAGGAAATGAAAGAAAAATTTCCGGCGTGTGATGAACGAATCAAAAAGGCAAAAGAAATTATAGGACAGGATGGTAGTTGTTCAGGTCTAAGTTGTGAAGACTGTTTCGTTGATGATAAAAACGACTGTTTTTTTTCAGAAAAAAATCTAACGTGGCAAGATATACCTGGTTTTTTGGGAAAATGGCTTGAATGGGCGGAAAGTTCAGCGAGACAGGAAGCGCCTAAAAAAGGAAAAGACGCCGTAAATAACCCGGGACACTATCAGGCTAAGGACGGCTCCGACATTGAGTGCATTCGTGCGATCAGGGCAATGCTGACCGATGCGGAATGGACTGGTTATATCAAGGGCAATATTTCAAAATATAATTGGCGTGCTGGACATAAAAATAACAAAAAAGAAGATTTTTTAAAAATGAAGAAATATATCGATCTTTACTTTGAAAACCTAAAGGGAGAAAAACAATGAGATATAAATTATATTCGAATGATTGCCCGAACTGTAAAAAGGCAAAATCGTTGCTTGATCGTGCCAGCATTGGATACGATCTTGAAAGCGATATGGCTGAGATAATGAAAGTGGCAAGGGTAAACAGTCTTTATTCATTGCCCTTTATGCTTGATAACGATAATAAAGAATTTTTGAATTACGACAAAATACAGCAGTTAGTAAGGTAAAAAAATGACAGTAAAACTAATAAGCATTACACCAAATGCAGAAAATATAATTGAAGAAGCCGGTCGCACTTGCTATATGTCAAAAGTCGGCAATCCAGCGATAATAAAAAAATGGATAAAATCCGGACACGAATCAGTTTTAGAACACGGTTCGGCAACTTTCCGGATAAATTGTAGTCGGGCTTGTAGTCATCAATTAGTAAGACATAGAACAGGAAAATTCTCTCAGAGGTCTCAGAGATATGTAAAAGAGGACAATTTTTATGACAATTATGTAATGCCAAAAAATATAGAAAAAGATGAATACGAAAAACTTTTATTTGAAGATGTAATGTCAAAAATTATGGAATCATATTCTGCTCTTTTAGAAATGGGTGTAAAAAAAGAGGACGCTCGATATGTTCTGCCTAATGCCACCGGGACTGAAATAGTTGTAACTTTTGACTTTCGAAACTTGCGCCATTTTTTAAAGCTCAGACTGCATAAATCTGCACAATGGGAAATTCGAGAGATAGCTGAAAATATACTTGGCATAATGCAAAAAAAATGCCCTAATGTCTTTAATGATTTGAAGGAGTGCTAAATGTATAATGAGTTAAGAGCTTTAACTGCTTATTTGTCGGTTGTAAAAGGCGAACCTTTTGAGCGTTCTTTTTTTTTCCAGAACAATAATAGTTATTTTCAAGAAATAAGCAAAAATATCGGTTCTAAAAAGTGGAAGAGAAACAAAAGGAAAAAGAAAAAAAGGGAGTGAAAAATGGATATTATTTTTATAGCGGTTGTTTTCGTCTTGACCGCTTATCTGTACAAAAAAGACGACGGATTGAACACGATCAAAAATTTTAAAGAATATTTAAAGGAGAGACTGAAATGAAAACGGAGGAAATAAAATACGAAATTACAGAAAATGGTGAATGCCAAACTCCCTGTGTGCTTTGGGAAGGCAATTCGGACTGGATTCCGCACGTTGGCTCTATGGTTTGCGTATCCCATTGTCCGCATTTTGTAAAAAGAGACAATAAGAATAATATTGTTTTTTGTAATTATAAAAAAAATACTGAGGAGAAAAAATGAAAGATCCATTAAGAGATTTGTCTAGAAAAGAGCTACTTTTAAACGTAATGAGAAATTGCGGAGAATATTCTTGACATAATGTCGAGTCATTGCCCTAATGTTTTTAGTGATTTGGAAAGGAGCAGTCTAAATGGATAGGGAATATCTTGAAAAAGAGCTTGCTGAATATAAAGAGAGACTTTTTGACTTAAAGTGCGGACTTGAACATATGACAAAGAGAGAACAACGTCAAGCAGGTTTGGACATTTTGACAGAGCCTAGAATTATAAAAGAGATAAGAGAAACAAAAAAAGAAATTGAGCTTATAGAGAGTATATTGAATGAAGACGAAAACTAAAAGAATTGATCTTGTCTGGTTTATTGTCGAGTCCGGACTCATTGCCCTTTTCATTCTTGCGTGGATTCGACAGGATATTGTTGAGATAACCGCCGCAGGTTTTTTGCTAATTTATTTAGCAATGGCTCGGCTTTTAGGCAGGAAATAAAAATAACCTTGACTTTTATCTGTGTAAGTGGTTGGATGTTTTAAGTTGCTGGTACCAACTACTTATACAGTGAAAGCCTTTAAGCAATATTTGAAGAGCTTCTATTTTTTTTCACTGTGAAATTTAGTAGCGTACCAACTTCAAATATTACTTAAGGGCTTTTTTATGTCCAGAGGGGAAAAGATGAAAGAAATAGTTACTGCTAGTAGTGGAGACATTGCAAGATTAACAGGAAAGACGCATCCTGAGATAGTAAGTGAGATAAAGAATCAACTCAAGACTCAACAATTAAGTGATTCTGCGTTCAGAATACGTTATCGTGATAAAGATAATTTGATCAATGAAAGCTATCTGCTAGACAAAGAACAGACTGATATGCTTTTGGTTCGTTACCCTTTGCCTGTTTACGCAAAAGCATTAAAAGGCTTAAAGGAAATAGAGAGTGTAAAGTATACTCAAGGGTTAAATCCTAAAAACTTTAAAGAAGCCTTGCAAAATATCCTTTCGCAAGAAAAAGAGGAAACTTCAACCCCCAAGATTGTTTCAATGTCGGCATACTTAAAAGACGATTACGGAATAACAACCGAAAGGTTTTTTAAAAAAGAAAAAAAAGATGGTTATGTTTATTTGCTAAAACAAGAGGGCTATTTCAAAATAGGAATTACGACAAATAAGAGCCGTAGATTAAAAAAATACGTAACAGAAAACCCTATGCCTTTCGAGTGTGTTTTTATGCAAAAACTTCGAGATTACAGAAATGTAGAAACTAAGTTTATCAGACACTTTAAAAAGAATAATCTTCATCATGAGTGGTTTGAGTTTTCAGAAAATGAATTAGAAAAGGCTATGGAATTTTTAAAAAAAGAGTTTATTCAATAAACAACAAAAGGAAAATCCGGAGCTTGACACTCCGGACTTATTCTTTATTCCTCTAATTCTTACAATATGTTTATTCTGCACTCCTTAGAACCTTATCAACTGTCTTATTTATTTTTTCAAGTTCACTTAAAACTTTTTCATACCTAGTAATCGCTTCTCTTTTTAACGCCTCGACTTCTTCTAGATAGTATTCCATTGAAAGATTCTCTTTTTGCGTTGTTCTGTCGGTTAGCAAAAGCCCCCGATTAAAGGGGCTTTTTGTTTATGCTGGTAAAAGCATTTTTGTCAGAAACTTCTTTTCTACATTGTCGACAAGAACCTTGCTTATGTTTCCGCAAGTTTCAATTATAGTCCCTGCTTTCCCGTTGCGAAGTTTAATTTCATCACCTTTGCTGAAAAGAGATTCTATTCTTTTCATTTCTGCAATTTTACGATTTCTTTTGATAAGAAATATTGCGATTGCTCTTTTAGAATAGCAATTCTCATAGCTAGAAAAATCATTTGAACTGTAAAAACATCTACCAAAAGAATATTCTAGCTCGTTTCCATTCTCATCAGTGTAAGTATAAAAGTTCCCTTTCCCTTGAAATCCTTTCTTTGTGAGTTTTAAGTTTGCTTCGATCTCTTTAAAGTTTCTCATTTTGAAACTCCTTTGTTTGTTGTTAATCACTCCTGATTACTCAATAAATATAACAACAAAGTAAAAGCTTGTCAAGGGTTTTAAGTGTTTTAGGTCGTTTTTTATCCGAACCTCTCGCTCCGCACTCCTCAAGCCTTGCAACCTGCTCCGGCTTTTCGGTATAGATCTTTTTAATCACTAGCTGGGCAATACGGTCTCCCGCTTTAAAATGTTTTTTAACCATTCCCATATTGAACAATTTGACCTTAATGTAACCTGTATAGCCGCAATCAATAACGCCCTCGATAGCCATTATATTGTCCTTAAAAACCATTCCCGACCTGCTCTTTATTATACCTGCATAACCCGCCGGAATTTGAACTTTTACAAGCGTCTCAATCTCTGCCGATTGCAAAGGGCGGATAATGAAATCCTGAGCGCAACAAATATCATAACCGGCATCCTCTTGTCGTCCTTTCGTTAAATTTTTTTTGCCGTGTTTGCTATCGTCTACAAATTTCATTTGCTTATTTTCTCCTTCAAATACTCTTTCACAAATTCCTCGATTGTCATTCCAATGTATTTTTCGCCGTTATTCCTAAACCATTTAAAAAACTCGATAAGCTCTTTTTCTAATTTCATTTTTTAATTCCCTTCCTTTTGTCTCTGCTTTTTTGAACTCCGAAAATCTTTTTTTCAAATTCTTCATTGCTCATTTTTGTCATTTTTCTAAAAACCTTTTTAACGGCCATTTTGAATTTTTTTTTTGCTTTTTTTTCTTTTTTATTCATCTCCAAATCTCCCTTTACCAAATTAAATTTCCTAATTTTTCGTCAACCCCATTCTTTTTAAACTCTGCAAAACTTTTAAACTCTGAGTCGTATTGATACCCTACTATTTTCGGGAATTTTTCGTTGGTGTCAACTGTAATTTTAATAGGCTTTCTGAAACTATCACAAATTTCTAGCGCACGGTCTACCGTTTCAACTCGCTCCTCTGTTATTTGTTTCATAAATTTATGCGCCTGAACAGTCGCAAAACCGCCGTGCTCCAAACAAATATAATTAGAAAACTCTTCGACCATATTTATTTTGTAGACGATTCGTAAACTTGCAGGCTTACCTTTCTTTTCGTGCTTAAAATATTGCACTCTTGAAACTTCCAGTTCCTCTGGCTCTTTCCATTCTGACAAAATATTTTCTTCGCTTGCTGTCTCCTCGTGTTTATCGTTTGCCGGGAATATATATTGGCAATCCGGGCAAACCATAATTGAAGGAAAAATCAGGGAGTGGCAGACAGGGCATTCTTTTTGGGGCATCTCGCCCGGCTCGCTCTTCCCTGTTTTTTTATTTTTAACAATTTCCATTTTATCGATGGCGCCAAAGCGTTCAACATTTTTCCCAAAATCCAAAACCAAACAATCTTTTTTGTCGGGATGCAAACGCAACCCACGCCCGACCATTTGGTAGTAAAGTCCGGGACTGCAAGTCGCTCGCAATAGAACAACGCAATCAATCGCTTTTTCGTTAAATCCGGTTGTTAAAATCCCCATATTAATCAGAAATTTAACTTTTCCGGACTTAAAGTCTGCAATTTGTTTGTCGTTTTCTGCTCCGCTTCTTTTACTGTGTACGACTCCGGCGCTTTGCCCCAATGCTTCAAGCACATTTTTAACTTGTTCAGCGTGGTCAATTCCCGCTGCAAAAATTAAGACCTTTTTTCTTTGTTCACAATAGTTAACAATTTCCAAAACTGCCTTGTTGACAAGATCGGACTTGTTAAATGCGCCTTGCATTTCCTCGGCTCGATACTCTCCAGCTCTAATAGCAACGCCTGAAAGATCGGCTTTGTTGACTCCATTTTTAGAAATCAAATTGCAAAGATATTGCTCTCCTGCTTTATTTCGATAATCGTCTTTATTTATTAACTCACTTACCGTTGTTTCATGGCAAATATTATCAAAAATTGCGCCGTCTCCCTCTGTCAATAATCCGCTTTTCATTCGATACGGCGTGGCAGAAAGTCCGGCGATAACGATTTTCGGATTGATTTTTTTTTGTTCTTCTAAAAAGGTTCGGTACATTCCGTTACCGTCCGGCGGTAAAAGATGGCATTCGTCAATCAAGACAAGATCAAACCAACCCAGCTCCCACGCTTTCTTATGGACGGACTGAATACCCGCAAAAATGACACGGTGTTCAGTATCCCGCCTTTTTAATCCGGCTGAATATATACCGACCAAATTACTTAACCCGTCTTCAAGTAATCCGTCAAACTCTTCGAAATTTTGACGAATCAATTCTTTCTGGTGTGTGAGCATTAAAATCCTTGTCTTTGGATAGCTGAGAATCTTTAAAACAATTTCAGCCTGTAAGAGCGATTTTCCGGAACCTGTTGGAAGAACCATCAAAGGGTTTTTTTTATGGTTCTTCGCTGTATAGCGAAAAAAAGAGTCGTAAGCGTCTTGTTGGTAGTATCTCATTTTAAAGCGCATTTTCAAAACTCCCCTCTTTGAACTCGCAAGCCGTAACAACCAACCGCCCCGCCCCGCCCTTTTTAATCGGCTTCTTAATCAACTCCAATCGGCAAACGTTCCGGTCATTGCCTAGCACGTTTTCAAGCCCGTCTAAAATCGGCTTGACTGCGTTGTCAATATCAAGTGCCGTCTCCATATAAATTTTTAAATGCTGCGGAGCGGATAGTTGTGTTTTTTTAGCGTTGTCTTTTATTGTTTTTTTAAACTTTCTGTATTCTTTGGTCAATATAAAGTTTTTATTCATATATTTTGCGTTTACGCTTACCAATTTGATATTTTCTAAATCCAAAATCACTACTTCATTATTGCTCATTTTTCCTCTTTTTTATCTATCATTGCACAAAGTTTTAACCATAAAACGCAACTCCCGACAATTACTAACGCATTTTGAAAGTTAAAAGTTTCGTTTACGATAAGGCGGAACCCCGCGCAAGTTAAAATCGTAAAAACATATACACACCCTGATAGTTTCTCCATCTTCAAAGCCCCTTTTTTTTTACCAACGCCCGTCCTCCCGTCCACCTTTCGGTTTTTCGAACGGAATAATCCCTGTCTTTACCCATAAGTTCCAATTATTCATAAGTTGATCCGGATTATAGTCTTCGGAACTTTTCCCGCTCCTGCTATGAGCAACAACGCTCATAACACTTTCAGCGTGGATTGAGAAATGGTCATATTTGTTTCTCCCGCAACCACACGCCGTGGACAGCCCATTGTCAAATTCCCAAACTATCGGCTTTAATCCGCAATTCGGGCAATCCTCCCATTTTTCCGGATCTTCAACTTCCTTATATGCCGTTATCGCCAAATATTTATAACGAATTCCATTTGTATAATTACTCATTTTTTAAGCTCCTTTTATATTTCCATTGTCAAAGTCTTGTTCCAGACCTTCTTGCTGTCGTCTTTTAAAACCTCTCCGCTAAAATCCTTCCTTACTATGTTTACCGGTTTTGAAAAATTGTCCAAAGTTTTGATCTTAGCTTTTAAATCTTCACTCGTCATTATTTCGTCAAGATTTTCAATTTCTAAGTCTGGAATTTCTGTTGTTGGGCAATTAGCAAACTTAAAACCGTTCTCTAATTTGTAAACAACGCAATGTTCTTTTTGTTCGTACTTGCAATTTATAAGTGCCGGATTGTAAAGATGTACTGTACAAGGCTTAAAAAGATCTTTTTGTTCAATCTCTTTCTCTATCTTATGACAAAACTTTTTTCCGTTTTCCGCACTCTCCAAATATCTGCACGTTTTACAGTTAATATCTGGAAAGTCGTTGTCGTGGCAAATCCCTTGAAACTCGCACCATTTACATTTGAAATATTCTCGCTTATCGCTGAGTCGTGCAGGTAGATAATTATTGTCGAAAATTATCTCTCCTGCTTTTCCAATAAGATTTAAAGCGTATTGCTTGTTATATTCTGTTCTTACACTCGTATAGTCTCGACCGCCCGGGCTCGTACAGGTTAAATAGTGTCGAAGTAGTTTCTTATAGTGCATATAAAGTTGAGCTTGGCTGTAATAAACAACGTCCCAATTTTCAAGAGCCGATTTTTCGTCTGCTAATTTCAGCTTTTCAAGTTTTTTGAACTTAACAAGATTAACACTTTTATGCTCCCAAACGTGCCAAGTTCTAGGCGCTTCAATTATTCCTCTAATTATTCCGTCAAGGTGTCCCTTTAAATGTCCTTGCAAGTCCTCACAACCTATCTGATTATCGTCCTTGGCGTTTGGATCGGTTGTATAAAGTTCTATATAAGGAAGAAGGCGCAACCGCTCAATCATTAAATCTTCCTGCATAAAACCGTCATTTATTGCTCGAAGTCCGCTCGCCGCAATCTCTCTTTTTTTAGCACCTCGAAAAGAATAAAAAAGCTTCCTTGCGCATTCGTCTCCTATTGCCGACATTCCTAAATAGTGCCGAGGCTTCTCTAATCTGTTCAGCTCCTCTAATTTCTTGTCAATCTCTGTCAGAGTTGTTCTTGTTTCTACGTTTATTTTAGCCATTTTTTAACCTCTCCTTTTATTGAATAAAACAACTATAAAGAGGAAACTCTAATCTTGTCAATATTTTTTTGCGCTTTTTGTTTTTTTTGCGTTTTTTGCGAAAAAGTGATTGACTTTGCTTTCTGTTTTTTTTATTGTCTTTTTAGAAATCAAGAAAAGGAGGTTTTAAAATTGTGGATAAGAAAGAAACTTGTCAAATCGTTGTTCGTTGTTCGCCTGAATTTAAAAGACAAGCGCAGGCAACATTGAAGAATATTGGTTTTGATCGTTACAATGACGGATACATTGCAATAATTAAAGCGGGAATTGACGCTTTAAAACTAATAGAAAAGGAATAAGAAAATGACATTTGAATTTGGAAAGTTGAAAATGAGAGAAGTTCCATCCCCGCCGCTTATGGTTCTTTATGGTGGCCCTGGAATAGGTAAAACTGCTTTTGGCGTTGGTACAAGTAGAGAGTCTGGCTTTAAAGTTGGGAAAGAGAATCATCTTCTTTTAAATGTAGACTCAAGAGGAGCTGACAGATTAACTTGTCAAAGAGCTACTGACCTTTTAGGCAAGTCGATTGACTCAACTCAAGACTTAAATACTGTCTTTAAAAACTTAGCTGAAAAAGAAAACCCGATCACTTGGCTTGTCGTTGACGATTTGACATCTTTGGAAGAAATGTTTGTGCGGGAAGTTTGCACGGAAAATGGCGTTTCTGAAATCGGTAAAATTGAATACGGTAAAGGCTATGAACTTGCAAGGACTAAATGGCATCATCTTTTTAAGTTGATAAAACAACTGCAAGAAATTAAACCGATTGCAATTCTTTTGATTGGTCACACTAAAGTCGATATGAAAAAGGACCCAATGTCCGACTCTTATTCTCGGCACGACTTGCAACTTGACAAGAGGTCGAAAGAGATTATAAAAAAATCAGTTGACCTTATCGGCTTTGCTCATAGAATCACTTTTACCGCTCCTGTAAAAGGCGCCTTTAATAAGGATGAAGTCAAGGCTGTTGGGGACGGAAAAAGAGTAATAAGCTTTGCTCCGGACATGGAAGGCTTCGAATCAAAAGACCGATTTAATCTTCCAAAAGAAATTGACCTCGAATGGGCTGTCTTTGAAAAAGAGTTAAACAACGCTAACAATAACACGAAAAAAAATAAAGAGGTAAAATAATTATGGCTCAGATGAATTATGCAGTAGACACAAATCTGGTAGAAGAAGATCGACCTAAAATTGTTCCAGCGGGTGATTATACCGCTATAATCGAAAACTCAGAGATGAAAAAAACAAAGTCCGGTACAGGCGAATACCTTTCTCTGACTTGGCAGATCGTGGACGGAAATTTTAAAGGCAGATTGCTTTTTGAAAATCTTAATCTTGTAAACCCAAACACAACCGCAGTTGAGATTGCGAAGCGTTCTTTAAATTCGATAATGGTAGCGGCTGGAATTGACAGCCTGACCGACTCCTCACAACTACACAATAAACCGATGACAATAAAAGTTGCCGTAAAAGGCGTGGCTACCGACCAATATGGTCAAAGCAACGTAATCAAAAAACACTCTGCACTTTCAGGAAGCGCACCTGCTCCATCGCAAGGAAGCGAAGAAGGCAAGTCCCCTTGGGAAGCGTAAACAACAAAGCGGGCTTAATTGCCCGCTTTACTTAAATAGTATCGCAAGCCCCGCACCGACTCCGGCAGTTATTCCAGCCCCGATATAAAACTTCCAGTTCCCAGACTTCGCAACCTCTATTTCACCATCTCTCGACCATTCTCTTTTAGATAAAGAAGCGTTATTTTTAAATTGTAAAATCTTGTCGTCAAAAATTCCGCCCTTGATTTTAATATCTGAAATAAATAACTTAGGCTCTCCCAGATCGTAAAGCTTTAAATCTTCAATTAACTTTTCTCTGCTTAAATCTTTGTACTTTCTGTAAATAACTTTTGTAATAATTTTAGTCTCAATTATCTTTTTAGGCTCAGTTAGTTTTTTGTTTAAAAACCAACCGCCTAAAAAAGAACCGATAAGAAGAACAGTCGAAAAGAATAGAAGAAGATAGATTTTAACTTTTGTCATTCTTGTTGAACTTTGCCATTGTATTAAAACCCATATAAACGCCCATAAGAATTACAAGATTATTTCCTGTAAAGTCTTTCGGGTAAAGAATAAAAAGAACTATCCCAGCGACAAGGCATTGAAACTTTGTCGACATCAATTTTTGAGTTAAATATCTTTTCATTTTCTGTTATCCCAAAAGGCTTTTGATCCTCGCTTGTCAACATGAACTCCCCAGTTGTAAAGACCCAGACCGTCAATGATTCCAGCGTCTTGCAAGACCTTACAAGATTCGTGCAGATCGTAAAGTTTAAAATTTGCAACGTGCAGATCGGCAGCGAGTCCGGCTGTGTGCTGGCTCGATTTTGATTTTGTCAAACCTTGAGCAATTAAAGATTCTTGTTTTTTCTGGCAACGAAAACCGGAGTGAATAATAATTGGTTTATCGAAAAAAGTCCGCATTGCTTCCAGCATATAAAGAAGATCATTTTTTACTCTCGCTTCATTACAACCGCAAGAACAAACAAGTTCTTTTCGGGTAAAATGTTTAGATAGTTTTTTCATTTCAATTTATACCTATTTTTTATTTCCTTAATTTTATCAACCCAAATCTTTTTAGCCTCTTCGGTCTGGTCGAATTGCCATTCCATATAAAGCGGATCAGACTCGACCAGATAAGCGCCCGCCCTGTTTAATCTTTGCCTGTCGTTATATTCATCTTTTGTGATTGTCTTTTCTTTAAAAAGTTCGTCTATTGATTTAAGAACAATTTGATCTTTTTCAAGTTTCTGATTTTTTTCTAAAACTATTTCTTTATCTTTTACTTTTTCGGCAATAGTCTTTTCAACAAATTCATTGCCGACAAGTTTTTTTCCTTTAGGAACTTCGACAAGTTTTTCTTTTATTAAAACAGACAAATCTTTTTTTATTGTCAAATCACTATTGTAAAACCTGACATCTTCGCCGGAAACAATCGCACTTTCTCCACGCTCTACAATCTTGTCAAAGCTTATCCCCGCCGTTTTGAACAGCTCAACAGGGTATTTCTTTGTTGCAATCTCTCCGACAACTTTATTATCTTTAATTGCTAAATAGTTCATATTTATATCCTTTTCCATACTCTTATTGTGTCGTTTACAGGGTACGTTGTGTATCCTGTTCGTGACGTTCCATGTGTGCCGTTGCTGACAGGAATTAACCCAGAAATAGACTGTCCTGCTGTTGAAAAAACAGGAACCGATTGGTTTGGATCAGAAGCCCCATTTGCGGACTGGTAACCTCTTGGTCCAGCGACGCCAAAAATGTTTCTGGCTCCTGAGTAGTCCTGTTTCGCACCGACTTGAAAAGCTTGAAATTGATCTTGCTGAGTTCCTCCATTAAAAGCGTTTGCAACGTGGTTTCCGTCCGTTCCCTCTATCCGCAAAAACCTAGCCGGAAATTGATTTGATATATTTAACCAATCGCCGCCAAAAATTGTTTCCGGTTCAGCAAGCCCGGGGAGTTGGAAAAATGGAATACCTTTTGGATAAACTCCGGTGTCAATCAAAAAATTCATAACGTCTGCATCTATGTAGCTTAAAACAACCTTAAAAGTTGCCCAAACGCTTACCGCCGTATGAGTTAGCATTTTAAAGCCTGTATAAACAGGACTACCCGCAAGACTCGAATATTCTGCATCTTGATAAAGTATTTGATAGTCTACGTCTTCGACAAGCTGATTACCGCCTGTTTCAGCGTCCCAAACCTCAAAATTTGCAGAGCCATAAAAGCCGACCTTTGCGTTCGTAATTCTTATTTCTTGATCGCTTGTGCCTAAAACGCCAAAAGGCATTCTTGTTATTTCTGCCGGATTAACCGGATCAAAATTATAAATCATTCTGTTATATCCTTGTAGTTAGTTATTGCAATTCCTGAGCCTTTAAACTTCTTGATTGTTATCTCTCCACCCGCATTTATTCCTGCTGGTATTCCGTCAGGAAATCCCTCGCCTTGTAAATTGTAAGACTCAGAAATATACATATTAGAAAGCCCTTTCGGAAATCCGCTTCCCTGAATGTAAAAATATTCAATCGGAGTGTAATCCCGAACGTATCGCAATGTAAATTCAATATTGTTCTTTTGTAGATTTGGCGCTTTACCGATAACCTCGAAAACCGCCCATTTTTCAGACTCGCCAATTCTTGACATATCGCAAGCCACGAAATCCATAATGTCAACGCCAAGAAAGTCAAGCCCTAAAACTGTTCTTGTAAATGTTGGAACTATGTCTTTTACCCGCTCCATAAAAACAGAGCTAAAACTTTGAGCGTCTGACCGATTAGTCAAAAGCGTGTTGACTTCTTTACTTTGCAATCTCTCATATCTTAAAAGTCCGTTTTTTACGTTAGAAGTATCCGAATAAAGAGTATAGTCGCCACTATCTAAATCTTGATTATAACCGACCGTAAGGCTCGAAAGATATTCTTTCGCTGGATAGTCGATTGTAATTTTATCGCTAAAATAGTAGCTATCTATAAGGCTTTTGATCGGTCGATCGGCATCGTAAGTTTTAACGGTAAAACGTCCGTCTGGCTGTACGTCAAATATTCCTTGAATAGAGAACATTATCAAATCTACATAATCGGCAAGGCTTGACTCCTCTCCCAACCACAAACCAATATCCGTAGCCTTTGCCGTTTCTGTAATCCATTCATCAATATTGAAAAATTCGTCAAGGAATTGCATATTGTTAAACTTTAAAAGTAAATCTTTTAAAACGTCCAGAGCGTTGACAGTTGCGCTTCCTGTAAAATCAACCAATACTTCTTGACCGCCACCATCCCCGACAATAGCAGTTGCAAGGTCAAAGGTTCCGGCGCTTAGATTAAGATTGCTGACATTATAAGCGATGCCGTCAACGTAAGCAGTTGTCAAACCAGTAGCCGAAAAGTATTGAGTATCCATAAATTTGTAAGTATAATTATCAAGCGTCAACTCGCTATTTATGCAATACGCTTTCGCTTTCTTAACCGTTCCATAAGCAATAGGAATTAAGGTATCCTCTAAATCCTCGGACATATTAGGGAACTCGGCAAGGGTAAAACGCTTAACGGGTGCCGGAGCGGATAAAGCCTTTCGCTTATCCTGAATATTGATCTTGAGTTTATCAAAGTCTCTTTTGTAATCCTCAACAAAACCTGAATAAATTTGTTGCGCCTTGCTGTAAGGCTCGGACTCATCGACTACTTTTACCCTAATCGCTTGGCTAAAAATATCAGCTGACAAGTTGTCAAACTCGCCATCGGTATTTATTAGCTCGGCTGTAAAATCGTTGTATTGCATTTTACCAAAAAACAAAGGGTCTTTCTTCTTTGTGAGTTTCGGAATGTTTAATAATCTTGGCTCGAAAATTAAATCGGTAAGATCTTCCGATTGAACGTGAAAATCCAAACCGCCCGCAGTTACGAAAGTTAAACCATCCGCCGTAATAAATTGCTGAGTTGTTTCCTCTGTGAATTCTTTTTGAAAATCTGAAAAGCCTCTTGAAATTCCTAGCCTGACAACAGAATTATAAATATTAGAAAAGTTTGCAAAATGAACAAATAGGTTTCTTGTTGTTCGGTCATAATAAAAACTATTCTCTTGCAAGGCACATTCTGCAATATCGTCAACTAAAGTAAAGTTTTGAGAAAGGTTATTGTCAAGGTCAACAAATTTTAAAGAACTAATAGAGGCAACCTTTGAAAGTTCGCCACCGTCAAACGTCCACTCCTTACCGTTCGAATCGGTAAGCACGCTTTTTTCAGAAAGCGTATAGAACCGCACTCCAGACTGGTAAGTTATGAATAATTGTTGTGGTCGTGGTAGGTCAAGCTCTAATAGGGTTATCAATAAACAACAACCAACACCTTGTATTGGACAGAGTCAACCAGTGAAGTGCTGACTATCTTTAATAATCCGCTGTCGTTTTTTTTCGTAAAAACGTAGTGGGGTTCCCCAATCCAATCGCCATTAAAAAACCTCCAAGCTTGAAGGACTACTTGGTCTAGGTCATAACCTATTCCTCCAACAAAAACCCCAGCTTCAAAGCCCGCTCCGCTTGATTCGACAAAAAATAAACCGTTCATGTTTAGAAATGAAGTCTTTAAGTTTCCAGAAACTGTCAAACTACCATCAATAAAAGAATCGTCTTTAGCCTTTATACTCCCACCAACAAAAACGCCGTTACCGTCTTTTACAACGCTCTTTCTCAAATAGCTCGAACCACTCAAAGAAACATACCCAACCGCCCTTGCCAATCCGCTATAATAACCATTTTTTTCGGTATCGAATGCGGGAAGTGTTGAGGAATAAGAAGCGGAAAGAATTTGATCTGCTCCGGTTCCGGACGGTGTTAAGAGAATATAATTGTCTCCACCAACAGCCGATCCGCTTATTGCCGTATCCTCGTCAAACTGAAATAGTGCTCCTGCAATTTCAACAACCGAACCGGTGGCAATTTTAGGTTCTAAAGTCGAGTCCATTTCTGTAAAAGTTACAAGATTTAAACCGTTGCGCTGCGCTTCTATCGTTTGTAATACGCTTGTCATATCTGCAATGCTTGAATATTTGCTTACTAGTTTTCCGCTCATAAGACCTCTCTAAATTTGAAACTCACATCAAACTTTCTATTATAGATATTGCTAGTTTTAAAGGTTAGTTTTTTGCCGTCAAGAATACAATAGCACGGCTCTTCTTTCTCAAGGTCATTTTCCCAAACCACCATAATAACTGGCTGATAATTTCCAACATTGTCAAACATTGATTTTACACTTTTCTTTTGGTCGAAAGTAAGATTGACAAGATTGATTTTATTCGTCCGGAACTGTACGCCTTTTTTGCTATATGATACATTTGCGCTGCCTGTCTGATAATCCGCCGTGGTATTTACGGTAAATTGTTGGTCTGGCTTCATTGCTGGCAACTGCTCAAAACAACCAATAAAAATATATCCTAACTCTAAATAGTTGTTTGAATTGGTTGGGTCGTCAATCGTTACCCGCCAAAAATTAAAAGTCTTTTCATCAAAATCAATATAAATTCTTTCATCTATCACAGCCTGTTCTTCAAATTCAATATAGGAAAAATCTGAGTAATTAGAGCCTTGAACCTTTACAACTGCGCTACTTGTCAAATTGTGGTTTAAAATCCAAAAGCTATTAGCAGTAATATTACCTGCAATCTTTACCCATTGGTTCGACTTTACAACCGTCCGGAACTTTGCAATTGTTTGGAACTTTTGCAAATTCTCAACTGGCAAATTAAGATTCTCACTACTTGCCGTTAGCTCTGCGCTAAATATTTTATTGTCGTGAAATATTCTCATAGTTAACCATTACTACACATAGATTCTTCTATTGTCAAGTCCGTTTTGAACTATTTTTTCTATATTTTCGCCGTCAATGTTTATCTCTATTATCTGCGAAACCGTCTCACCTGCAACCTCTGCAAACGCCCCACCCTCTGTTCTTTGCCCTATCTGGTCAAGAAGTCCGTTTGACAACTCAGCAATAGCCGATTGACCTTTGTTTCCTGTCAGTGGTATTGCAAGCTCTCGACCGGCTTCCCCGAATATCGCCGGGACGTCAGACACCCCACCCGCCGCATATTGTGGTAAAGGTTGCGCCATAATTAAAGCAGTTTGCGCTGCTCCCAACGAACCGACCACGGCGGCAAAAGGAACATTTGCAGGTGCCGGAACGTTTGCAAACGCATTGGTAACGCCAAGAGCTGTATTCATAACCGACTGAATAACGTCCGTAACTTTTTTACGCTTCGCCGCTTCATATTCAATCTTCTTTTTCTTTTCGTCAAGTTCGGCTTCAATGCGCTCTTTCTCTTTCGCATATTTGGCGTCTATCTTTTCAAGATCAACGGAGTTTTTTGCCTTCTTCAGTCTGGCTTTTAAGTCCGCTTTATCCTGCGCAGATTGAGCCGCCGCAAGTTGTGCTTTTAAATTGGCGTATTCTGTCTCTGCTTCACTCTCGCTCTCTTCCTCTTTTATCCCCTTTAACTCTAACTCTCTTTCTCTGCGCTCTTCTAATATCTCAAGACGTCTCTCTCTTTCTTGTTCTAATCGGTCTAGTTGGTTTTGTGAATAAGCTTGAGAGATTGCGGAAAGTTGACCAATAACACCTTGAAAAGCTCCGACATAAGAGTTGAACATTTGGGTGTTGGTCTGGATAACTTTTTTACTTCCGCTCGCCGTCTCGCTGGCTATGTCAGATTGTAGCTTTTTGTAAGCCTCTAATTGTTTAGTATAGTTCTTTTTTGCATCTTCTGTAAGGTCTTTATTTGCGGTTTTTGCCTTATCTATACTTTTTTCTGTTTTGCCACCAAGCTCGGAAAGGCGTCTTTGAATGTCGATCTGGTCAGTCTGATATTTGTTGACATCAGAGCTTGTTTTCTTTATTATTGCTTGTTCTTGAGAGATACTTTTAAGCATCATCTCTGCCGTTTTGTCACCATATTTCGCTCTTGCGTTTAGAAAAGCAACGGTATCTTTTTCACCTTTTACTGTAAGACCTGAGACATTTTTAATATAAATAGCACTTTGTTTTAATTGTTCATTTAATCGCTCTTGAGATTTTACTGCGGCAGACTCCGCTCCTGATTCCTTGCCTAGAGATTGAACTAAATTAAATATTTCTATTATTCCGGCAAGACCATTAACGACAACCCCTATTGCCTCACTAACCCCGGCAAGCATCGAGGTGAATGCACTACCATTTTCTGCACTTCCAAGCATTGCAAGACCTAGATTTTGAAAGGACGGAATAAGTAAAGTTCCAAGCTCTGCGGCTTGATCTTCGAGAGATGCGGAAAGTCTTTTCTGTATATTTGCAAATGAGTCTTGCGTCCGGATAGTGTCGCCTTGCGCTGCTGTCGTTCCCTTTAAAACAAGATTAAAGGCTGCTTGCGCTTTGATCGAAGCGTCAAGATTTCCTTTTCCGGAATACATCCCCATATTCATCGCTTCTTGTTTTACGGTGGACTCATTCAAAACAACACCGTATTTTTTCATTG